TGGACACATTGCCAGAACGCTGTACGACAAGGCAACGAGCGGCGACACCACGGCACTGATTTGGTGGACAAAGACGCAGCTACGATGGGCCGAGACTGTCAAGCAAGAGATAACCGGCAAGGACGGTGAAGCGCTCCAAGGCATCCAGGTCACATTCGTAAAGCCTAATGACTGAGGTCAAAGCAGAGTTTCCCCTAAAGCTGCAAAGCCTTTTTCAGCGCAGCCGGTACAAGGTCTGTTACGGTGGGCGAGGTGGTGCTAAGTCTTGGGGGATTGCTCGAGCATTGCTGATCAAAGGTGCCAAGGCACCAATCCGCATACTGTGTGCCCGTGAGTACCAGACCAGCATCAAGGACAGCGTACACAAGCTCCTGTGCGATCAGATAGAGGCTTTGAACCTGCACAGCTTCTACGAAATCACCCAGGCAAACATCAGAGGATCAAACGGCACTGAGTTCGCATTCGCCGGGTTGAAGAACAACATCAGCAACATCAAGTCATTTGAGGGCGTGGATATCTGCTGGGTAGAGGAAGCCCAGACCGTAAGCCGCCTATCGTGGAACGTGCTAATCCCAACGATCCGCAAAGAAGCCAGCGAGATATGGGTCAGCTTCAACCCCGAGCTGGAGACAGACGAGACTTACAAGCGTTTTGTGTTGCTGCCACCTGATGACTGCATCCAGATCAAGGTTAACTGGTCGGACAACCCTTGGTTCCCTGAGACACTGCGCTTGGAGAAAGATGCGCTCAAAGGCAGGGACGAAGAAGCCTACAACCAAGTGTGGGAAGGACTGTGCCGCCAGACAGTAGACGGTGCCATATTTGCTAAGGAAATGCAGCAGGCCGAGTTAGATGGTCGCATCTGCCGGGTGCCATTTGACGCTACAAAGCCCGTACACGCTGTGTTTGATCTGGGTTGGTCTGATAGCACTGCCATCTGGTTCCTTCAGTTTGTAGGCATGGAAACAAGGCTAATTCGGTACATAGAGGACAGCCAGAAGACCATCAGCTACTACCTGGCCACAATGCAGACCTATGGCTACCACTATGACAAAGTATGGCTACCACACGATGCCGAGAACAAGACACTGGCCGCAGCAGGACGCAGCATTGACGATATTGTTAGGGCAGCAGGGTACAAGACTGAAATATTGCCTAGAGTGCCTGTGGTGGACAGCATCAACGCAGCCAGGACAATATTCCCTAACTGCTACTTTGACCGGGAACACGCTGCTGATGGCCTGGCCTGTTTGCGCCATTACCGCTACGAGGTAGACCCTGATACCGGACAGTTCAGCCGCCACCCACTGCACGACCAGTACAGCCACGGCGCTGATGCGTTTAGATATATAGGGCTTATGATTCGGCAACCGCACAAACGCAAACCCAAAGCTATTGCCGAAACCGCAGGCAGCTGGATGAATTGAGGATTGACCATGAATGACCCGCGCATTGACGATGCCATCAAGTTTTGGCAGCTGGTGAACGACAGCGACAGCACCAACCGCAGCGAGGCACTGCAAGACATTCGTTTTGCCGCGGGTGATCAATGGCCGGTGGAGATCCAAAACAGCAGAAATCTTGAAGCGAGGCCGTGCCTTACCATCAACAAAATTGATGCTTATGTGCGCCAGGTCACCAACCAGCAGCGCCAGCAACGACCTCGCATCAAGGTGCATCCAGTAAACAACCTGGCAGATTACAAGATTGCCCAGGTGCTAGAAGGCATTACCCGTCACATTGAGGTAAACAGCAACGCCGACACCGCATATGACACGGCTTTTGATTACGCTGTTCGCATGGGCTGGGGCTACTGGCGCATCAATACCAAGTACGTCAGCGAGGATTCGTTTGACCAAGAGATTTACATTGATGCCATTGACAACCCGTTTACCGTCTACTTTGACCCAAACAGCGTAAGACCAGATGGCTCTGATGCCGAGAGATGCCTGGTTACCACGCTGTTAAGCAAGACCATTTTTAAGGAGATGTACCCAGACGCCGATGACGGGGCTAACTTTACGCACCGCAGCACTGGTGACAACTCCGCTAGCTGGGTGACTAAGGAGGACATTCGGATTGCTGAATATTTCCATGTGACCCGCGAAAAGGCCAAGCTGTACCTGCTGAGTGATGGCAGCAGCGGCTTTGCGGACAGCGACAGATTCCTCGACCGAGTGGCCGCGGCTGGTTTGACGGTAATTGATACCCGCGAGAGTTTCCGCAGGGCAGTGAAGTGGTGCAAGATGACCGCACTCGAGATCCTTGAGGAAAAGACTTGGGACGGTAAGTACATCCCGATCGTTCCGGTGTATGGTGCCCAAGTCATTGTTGATGACAAGCGCAAGAAGTATGGCCTAGTGCGGTTTGCCAAAGATCCACAGCGGATGTACAACTTCTGGCGTACCAGCATGACCGAGAGCATTGCTCTGGCGCCAAAGGCTAAGTGGTTGCTTGCTGAAGGCCAAGACGAAGGCCATGAAAACGAATGGGCGCTGGCTAACATCAAGAGCAGCCCTGTGCTGCGCTACAAGCAGAAGGACATAGAAGGCCAGCCAGCACCTGTACCAGTGCGCCTACAGCCTGAATCACCGCCTGCTGGCATCATGGACGCTGCCAATGCGATCAACACTGACTTGCAGATGGTGCTGGGCATCTTAGACCCTAATCAACTGCCAAGCGGCAACATCAGCGGCAAAGCGCTTCAGGGCCAGCAGAGCCAGACTGATTTGAGCAACTTCCATTTCTACGACAACTTGACGCGCAGCATCAAGCATACGGGCAAGATCCTGCTGGATTTGATACCTAAGATTTACGACACCCAGCGAGTTATGCGGATTATTGGCAGCGATGGCCAGCCAGACATGACAACCATCAATGAGCAAACCGCGGTGGGCGAGGTGCTGAATGATGTGACCGTGGGCGAGTATGACGTTGTGATGGACACTGGGCCAGGCTTCCAAAGCAAGCGCCAGCAAGCCGTAGAAGCCATGATGCCCCTGCTCACCGGAAACAAGGAACTGTTTGACCTGGCTGGGGATCTGGTGTTCCGTAACATGGACTTTCCCGGTGCTGACGTTATTGCTGACCGCCTGGCCGCAAGAAACCCAATGGCGCAGATTGACGAGAAATCAGACATACCGCCCCAGGTGCAGATGCAGATGGCCCAGCAACAGAAACAGATTGAGCAGATGCAGCAACAGTTGCAAGCAGCGCAGCTAGAGATCAACAACCGGATGCAAGTGGCGCAACTCAAAGACGAGGGCGAAACTAAGCGGAAGTTGATGGACGTTACGGCACGGGCGCACAACACCGAAACAATCGCAGAATCTCGAGTTAACAATGAGAATATGCGTAGGGTTACCACTCAAAACCGCACAGAAATTGAAGCACTGGTCAAGATTTTGTTAGCTCGAATGCCTCCAGATCAGCTAATGATAGAAATTGACAAGATGAACCAAGAACAAGCCGCATACGCTCAATTTAGTATCCAAGACATCAGCGAAGGGGCAAACCCGCTGATCCAACCTATGCAGTAGTTGCATAACCTTTTGTTTTTGGGTAATAATGCCCCAACCCGACCCGTGGGTTCTTACGGGGCAAATCCTTGGAGTAATCCATGTCTGAAGTGGTAGTGAGTGAAACGCAGAAAAGACTAGAAGCCAGTACGGTGACTAGCGAGAATTTAGCTGAATACCAAGCTGAAAAACTAGGTTTAGCTGACAAAACGCCACGCGAGGCTATTGAAACAATAGAGCCGCTGGATGATGACAGTCAGAGTGAGCCTGCCAGTGACGAGCAGCAAACAACAGAGGAAAAAAGACGACCTAAGATTGAGCGACGGTTTGAGAAGGTAACCAAAGACCGCGACGATGCAAAGCAAGAAGCAATGCGGGAGCGCGAAGCTAGGGTAAGCCTGGAGCAGCGGTTAGCGGACATGGAACGGAAACAAGCCCCCAAAGGCGATGCCGAACCAGATCCAAGCCAGTTCACCGATATGTTTGAATATGCGAAAGCATTGACAGACTTTAAGGTTGACCAGCGATTAGGGGAAGAAAGACAGAAGGCAGTACAGGCCAAGGTTCAAGCCGAGAAAGAACAAGTGTTAAACACTTGGGTGGAACGGGTTAACCAGGCGAAAGCAGCGATGCCAGATTTTGAGCGAGTGGTAAAAAGCGCAGACATGACGGTAGTCAATGAAGTGCGAGATGCCATATTCGAATCAGATGTAGGGCCGCAGTTGTTGTACCACCTTGCTGACAACCCTGAGTTCGTTGAAAAGCTGCAAGGGATGACGCCATCAGCACAGTTGCGACAGATTGGGAAGTTAGAGGCTATGTTTGAGAAACAAGACTCAAAGCCTGTTGTGCAGAGAAGTAAGGCAAGCGCACCGATTAATCCTATTCGGTCAGCCGCTAACGGGCGCGATGTTGCATTGACTGCTGATGGGCAGTTTCATGGCAGCTTCCAAGCTTGGAAAGCCGGTAGACTGAATGGGCAAATTCGATAACCATTTTTCTAGGAAATATCATGGCAAATAATTTGCTTACCATCAGCATGATCACCAACGAAGCGTTGATGGTGCTGGAAAACGAACTGACTTTTACGAGCCAGGTCGAACGTAACTACGATGACCAGTTCGCTGTAACTGGCGCAAAGATTGGCGCGACATTGAATGTTCGCCGCCCTGGTCGTTTTGTTGGCACCAGTGGGCCAGCGTTGAACGTTGAAGACTTTAACGAGACTTCTGTTCCCGTTACCCTGTCCACGCAATTTCACGTTGATACGCAGTTCACCACGCAAGACCTGGCGCTGTCACTTGACCGCTTTAGCGACCGAGTGCTGAAACCAGCCGTCGCTGCTATTGCCAACAAGATTGACCGTGATGGTTTGGTAATGGCTAAAAACGCCACTGCCAACATTGTCGGCACTGCCGGTACTGTCCCGACCAGCTTGCTGACCTACCTGACCGCAGGCGCGTATCTGGACTCTGAGGGCGCACCACGCGATGGTCGCAGGGCTTGCATTGTTGAACCGTTTACCGGCGCAACGATCGTGGACTCGCTTAAAGGTCTGTTCGTGCCATCCAACACCATTGCCAAGCAATACGAGCGCGGCATGATGGGCAAGGACTCGGCAGGCATGATGTGGAAGATGGATCAGAACGTTGTTAGCCAGACTTTCGGTTCCTACGCTACTGCTACCTTGGCTTGCGCTACCACAACGGCAACGGGCTTTCTGACCAGCGGCTGGGCATCAACGTCCACCATTGCTCTGACTGCTACTACTGCGACGGCTGGACTCAAGCAAGGCGACACCATCACCATTGCAAACATCTTTGCAGCTAACCCACAGAATCGCGCTGCTTACGGCTCCAACCGTCTGCGTAGCTTTGTCGTGCAGGCTGATGTGACTGTTGCGACGGGTGGTACGACTTCTGTGATCGTCAGCCCTGCTGTGATCACTGCTGGTCAATTCCAGAATGTGGTTGTCAACAGCACCAGCGCAACCGCAGTTGTGACCCCGTTCAACAACACCGGCACGGTTTCTCCGCAGAACATTGTTATGCACAAAAATGCGTTCACGATGGCCTGTGCTGACCTTGAGCTGCCCGACGGTGTCCATTTTGCTGGCCGTGCTGCTGACAAGGAACTTGGTTTGTCCATGCGTGTTGTGCGTCAGTACACCATCAACAATGACTCTATCCCAACCCGTGTAGACGTTCTCTACGGCTGGGCACCGCTGTACCCCGAGCTTGCTTGCCGGGTTGCCGCTTAACACTCACCATCAAGGAGTAACTATCATGGCAAATCCAGGCGCAGCAACAACCACGACCGTTCACCCGCAAGTTCTGTCCAGCAACCAGGCTATTCGCTTGATTGCTTACGCAACTGGCGTTTCAGTCAATGCTACCGGCGATGCGGCAATTACCTTGCCCGTCATCAACACCACCACCTACAACATCACCAATGTCGTTATCACAAACGCCAACAAAGATGTTGCAACAGCTGCTTTGGCAATCTGGACGGGCGCCGGCGGTACGGGCACTGAAATTGTGACCAACGCAGCACTGACCAGCAACACCAGTTCAGCCTTTGTCACCAAATCTACGGTGGTGGCGGCAACTGGCACGGCAAACATTTCGGCGCAAGTGTTCTACGTCCGGATCGGAACTGCTGTTGCTGGTGGCACGGTTGACGTTTACGTGTACGGTACTGATTTCACAGCGTTCTAAACTCTGTTTCATCAAAAACAAAAGGGGACTGTTCGCAAGGGCGGTTCCCTTTTTTACTAAAAAATTATGGCTACAACATCCCTATCACCCACGCCTAAGCTGCAATTCTTTGATTTGAATGGCGCTCCGCTATCGGGTGGGAAGCTGTACACCTACGCTGCCGGTACAACAACGCCATTGGCGTCCTACACCGATTCCACTGGCAACATTGCCAACACTAACCCTATCATCCTAGACAGCCGTGGCGAGGCTAATGTATGGCTTAGTGGGGATGTCTATAAGTTTGCCTTGTACGACAGTAGCAACGTGCTGATCTGGACAGTGGACAACATCAACGGCACCACTTTTGCCACTAATTTTACTGGCACAGGTTCGCAGGTTGCTTTCTCGGTGGTCAACGGTTTTACAGCTATTTACATCAATGGCGTTTACCAAAATCGAAATACTTACACTGTCAGTAGCGGCACGGTAACGTTTAGCGAAGCACCGCCATACACATCTATCATTGAAGTTGTTTACAACTAGGAATTGCCATGTTAAAGACAGTCTCATCTATAACCAATGCCATTGGAGCATTGAACTACAAAGGCACTTGGGACGCCAGCACAAACACTCCAACACTGGCTGATGGAACTGGGGTAAAAGGCGATTATTACGTAGTCAGCACCGCAGGCACACAGACTTTTAACGGAATCTTGTTGTTCTTTGGTGCAGGCGATTGGATTGTCTACAACGGCGCTGTGTGGCAGCGTGTAGAAGGCGGAAGCGATGGCAACTTTGCTAACGTAACGCTGAACTCTACAGACGCTGGTGCAACAGCCAGCCCACTGCTTGACCTGTACCGAAACTCGGCAAGCCCAGCCGCCTCCGACACAATCGGAGAGATTGAGTTTAACGGCCAAGATTCGGCTGGCAACAAACAGCAATACGCTCTCATTCACGGATCAATTCTTAGCCCAACGTCAACGGCTGAAACAG